ATCCTAAGAAGAAGAAGAAGTCTGGTAACCCTAAGACTGATGACGGTACCGCAGAGATCTCTAAGATTGAAAGCACTAGTCACAAAGCATTCATTGAGATGTGGTCACAGATCGAAGAAGCAGTTCAAGAAGGACGGCAAGGTGGAACCGCACACACTCACGCACCTGCCGAGAAGATCGATGACAAAGAGTCACCGAAGGGTAAAGAGTTCATTGCCAAGCATAAGATCGATAAGAAAGAAGTCGAAGATCTTCAGGGTGTTGAGAAACCCAAAGAAGTTAAGTTAAAGAAAGAAGCGAGTGAGTTCGAAGTAATTCGTGCCCTTCTATCTGGCAAAATCTAGTAGTATTGCCTAACACAAAAGAACCTCACTTAGGTGGGGTTTTTTTATGCCTAACGACTTGACTTATTTCTCAGTATGGGTTATAATAGTATTATACTAAATAGTACTATAGTATATAATTAAGGATATCAATGAAGTTCTACATACTTACATCTTCTCTCCTAGAAGGAATACACCGCGCAACGAAGGTAATCCCTTCCGAAGATATGGTGGTTGTGATAAACGCAACCGACAAGGAATATGTCGAACGTGCCGTGGACTATTGTAATGAAAACGAACTCGAATACTATGTGACCGAATCAGATGGTACTCCTGCCACAGGTAAGAACTCCGTACTGAAGTTGTTTCTAGAGAGTGACAACGACTACATGGTACACGTTGATGGTGATGACATAATCACACATCATGGTTATCGACTATATACACAAATGGCAAAGCACGAGTCACCGCCAGACATGGTTGTTCTATACAGACAACCTCAGATCAGAGATATAATAGACTTCGATTATGTACTAAATGAAGTCCAGAATCTAAACGAGCAAAAGGCGTTAAACCTCAATATCAAGTATCCTTATGATAAGTCTGATCCAACCTTTGATACTATCGACCACGAATACCTGATGTATTACTTTAAGAAGTACTTTTTAATAAAAGACAAGACCGCAAACAGATGGGCAACTGATAGGGTAGAGTTCGCGAATATGATGAACAAGTACTCTGAGTCTAAAGAGTATATGACAAGGATGGTATTCATCTCTCGTAACATTGCTCAAGAGATGTATTATGATCCTGTTCTTAGTGTCGGAGAGGATACCATACAGTTCTTGAAGTTAAAACGACTTGCGGTAGAAGGGAAGTATAATATCATAAGAAGAAAAGAAAAGAACGTTCCTACATATATAAGTAACTACAATGAAGATTCTATTACTAACATAGTAGGACGGCAAGGTAACGACTGGGATTGGGTAAGACCTCTCGTAGACGAGATCCTAAAATTGGGCAGCCTGCCCGAACATATTCAACTACCAGAGTTAGATGATGCAACTTACCTATAAAACATTTCAACTGTATGCCGCACAGCACTACGAGAATCCTACCTGTATAGATACAGAAGAGTTCTTTAATGACTTGAAGAGATTCAAGTACATCAAACGACTATTGAATCGATACTATTCTTCGGGTGAACTCAGTGAGAGACTAATCCTGAACCACCTGATTGTTATATTCAACTGTTGGGGTTACGAAAACGGAATAGAGATGTTGGCACTGAAGATAGATCCACCTCACTGGAGTGCATTGAAACCATTCCTAGTATACCTTAAAGCAGTAGAGAACGAAGACCTCACTGGTATCCCAATGGATGCTAACGTAGTTAATGTATTAAGATCACTGAGACAGTTATAATATGGATGATGAACAACAACGCCAAGAAGGGTTTATTGAAACAGTTACTATTGGTAACGAGTGCGGTACTTGTACTGCTTGTTGTACCTCCTTGGGGTTTACAGGATCCAGTGAAGAGTTTGATCCGAATCCCGAAGGAACTAAAGCACTTGGTATAGAGTATGACTTTGGCAACATATGTAATAAGGTATGTGACTATGGTTGTACTATATACAACATGAGACCCGAACCATGTCGTTCGTTTGAGTGTGCGTATATTTTGCACGATCTGCCATTCGAACATAGACCCGATCAGTCGGGCGTGATTACTGAGGTTAAGAAGTTCTGGAACGGTGGCCCTAATTGGGAAAATGGTGTTGTTATGACAGTAGAGAAGTCTGGTGTTACTGGCATAACGTCAACTGAGTTTAGAGATAAGAACCGAGAGTTGCTTGAAGATATAATAGAACAGACAGGAATATCGATAGGTAAAAAGCAGGATATGTTCTACTTGGTTTCGAAGAAAGAACATATAGTGGTCTGGCGATGAGATTCATAGTAACAGACCAGAAAGAACTATTAGGGCATTGTTCTCATTTACAAACCAAGAAGTTTAATGGTTGGACAATATACCATGACGATGAAGTAGAGGTATATAGAGGTGAGGATCATATTGTACTCTATGCAGGGTATGGTATAGAACAACCTCTCTGGATGAACATACCAGACTTCGATTCACTGAGAGACTTCAATGGCAACTTCTTTGCGGTTAAGATTGGATTGGATGAGGTTCAGGTTCAACTAGACTATTTCAACAACCATAAAATATTCCACGCAGATAAGTATTTCCGAGAGTGGTCTAACCATCTACCGTGGATGACAAAGACCGAAGAGGATATAGTTAGGGAGTGGTTAGCATACGAACCATTGCTACAGCGCGAGTATGCTCCAGACCAAGTTTTAACATTCTTTGGTCATATTAATAGTTTGCTTCCTGACTATGATTATATGCAAGACACTAAGGACGCATATACTTCTGAGACACGGACAGACCCAGATAAATTGGTAGAGTATATACACAAGTGTATGCTCGAACATTCTAATGTGATTAAGTCTCGTTATAAAAACAGGTTTATATCATTGAGTGAGGGTATCGACTCTGCTCTACAGTCACATTACTTCCCAGATGATCCTCAGTATATGTACTCTCTGTCAGAGTGTGACGCAGGAGATGATGGTAAGAAATATAAGAAACTAGTAGAGAATGATTATACTAACGTCACGCACGAAGTATTCCCTACTGACAGATTCAGAGAGTACACCTTTAAGTATCTACATGACTCTGCGACCCGATGGGGATCGATTCTTCCTACAATGAAACAGGTTGCTGATTGTGAAGTCAAACCAGATATCGTCATGTATGGTGTTAACGGAGATGAGATGTTCTTCCGAGACCTTATACCTCATATGCAGATGTTGGCACTAGAGTATTGGGATGAAGATCGCGAGAAGACTACAGACAGTGTACTAAATGACTTGATGTGGAAGAAGCACCAGTATGGTGCGCGTTATACTCTGGGTGCTGATCCTTCATTCGAGTGGCACGTTGATGACTTCATTAAGCAATGGTTCTATAAGGATCGGACTAAAGAAGCAGGATTGGATATTATGGCAAAGTGGATGACACCTAAGATGTACACAAGAACCATTTCTCAAAACAATGATGTACTTACCGCATCCCTATATAATGATAGAAGGATATATCACGAGATACTGAAGTTGCCCAAACAATATCTGATTGAGTTCGCAATGGATACTCCTATACAGAAGAAGATCCTCAAAGATAAGTTTGACTATGTATGTCGGACTCCACACAAAGATGCGCTATACGCAAACTACGAAGGAATATTCTACAGCATATATGATGCTACAATGCCTCAGTGTATGTCTAAGAATGTATAAATAGACTCATGGGAATATTAAAATCAGCGGCAGACCTCGTATACACGATACGATTCTTAAAACTTCTAGTGACTCCGTTCGACAAGACGGACGCATTCGAGGCAGGTATTATCGATGCCGATGGAAAGAAGAACAAAGAATATAGTCTAAACAGTTCGGATGATAGGGACGCATACCGTAGTTACTACACCCCCTTCCATAGACTTGTTTTCAATCTAAAGAAGATCATGGCAAAGGTACCGGGAGGTTCTTCGGTTGTGGCACGTTATGGTGCCGCACTTGCGTTGATCAAAGAACATGGCGAACTATCAGATGCCAACGTAGACAAGATCCACGCCAAGACTGGTATCGATCTCCTTGATTGTCTGGCAGAAGAATCACAGTGGTTTATGACAGAAGGACATAGTATTAGTCCGGGAATGTATAAGATGAAGAATGAATCACTGACCGACAAGGTAGACGATATCATCTCTAAAGGTGATCAGATCAGAATCACTACCACAGACCCAATAGACGAAGTACTTGGATTGCCTATCTACGAAGCAATTCATGTGCGAAGCAATCAACGATTGTTAGTCACTACCTCAGAGATAACAAAATGACTCTACAAGACAAATATGACCTAGTGTTTCTTAACGAGATCCGTGGAATCTCCCTAGAAGGTCATATGGAATTGACTGCTAACACCGAGAAGACAATGGTAGAACTCTTGGATAAAGTTAAACCTAAGAGAATGTTAGAGATTGGTTTCAATGCAGGACATAGTGCCTTTATGTGGCAGACCCTTGGTACCACTCTAGAATACTTTCATGCAGTTGATATATGCCAATACCAATACACCAAACCATGTTCTCAGATAATGCAGACAATATTCCCTGAGTTTAAGTTTGGCGAGATGGACTCTAAGAACCTTGGTGAGACACGCAGTCTTATAGAATATGACACAGTATTCATTGACGGTGACCATACCACGGAAGGATTCACCGCAGACCTCCATTCGTGTATGAATGGAAAGGTAGACAACATCATAGTAGATGACTGGGACTTGTCCAGAGGAGTTAGACATACTCTTCAGGATGCGGTCAATGACGTTAACAATCCTTACCAGATCACAGGATTCTACAAGTACGATAACGATAATATAGTTAGGGGTGGTAGAACAAAATCTGTCATCGCACTAGTACAAAGGATAATACCAGATGATACCGTTTAAAAGATGGACAGAAGACACCACTACCGCATCTGTGGTAGGTACAGGTGATGACAATGAGACTGTAGTCATGCGCAAGAAGTACGACAAGAAGAACAAACGTAAAGACCAACTTGACGTGTTAAAGAGATTTATTAAAAAGACACAGAAATAGATTGACATAGCAGTGCGTGATGTGTTATACTGAACTCTTATTATTAGGAATATATTATGGAACAAGCACAGCACAGAGGTTACACTGTATGCATCTTCGATGAAGAAGATGACTACTCTTGGGTGTTTCAAACTCAAGATCAAACAGATAGAAATAAGTTGATATTAGTTCCAACTGAAGGTTACAATGGAACTAAATACCTTCACCCCGATAGATTTATTATCAAGAATCACGCGGCATCTCTAGTCAACCACTTCATGTGGGAGGGATTAGTGTCGGCAGAAGAACACGATTCGCGGATGTGGTCAATGATTAATAACTTCATTGATACGAATAAGCAGTACCTTATAGAAGACTACACGTTCGTTGAAGACGAACCCTTTTACGATTACAGTGGCGGCAGGGATTAAATGAAGATAGATAAGAAGAAAGATAAGTTACTAGCAGATTATGCAGTTGGAATGTTAAAGGACTTTTATTTGAATGAGAATGAGAAGAGTCCACAAGAAGCATATGCTCGTGCGGCAACCGCATGGAGTACCTACAAAGAGACCTTAGACGAAGACTTAGCAGAACGTCTATACTCATATGTGTCAAACAAGTGGTTTATGTTTGCCTCACCAGTTCTATCGAACGCACCCAACGGAACCAAGAAAGGCAAAGGTATGCCTATCAGTTGTTTCCTAACCTATGTACCAGATACCCTAGAAGGATTGATCGAACACTCGTCTGAGTTACGATGGTTGTCTGTTATGGGTGGTGGTGTAGGTGGTCATTGGTCAGATGTTCGTACTGTTTCTGATGTAGCACCGGGCCCGATGCCGTTCATTCATACCGTAGATGCGGATATGATTGCCTATCGTCAAGGCAAGACTCGTAAGGGATCCTATGCGGCATATATGGATGTATCACATCCAGACATTATTGAGTTCCTTAATATGCGTATCCCTACTGGTGATGTTCAACGCAAGGCACTGAACCTACATAATGCTATCAATATTACTGATGAGTTCATGGAAGCAGTTACTAAGGGCGGCACGTTCGATCTAAGAGATCCCAAAGATCAATCAGTCAAAGAGACTATCAATGCTCGTAAGTTATGGGAACGTATTCTTGAAACAAGATTCCGTACTGGCGAACCATATATGAACTTTATAGATACTGCTAATAGGGCACTTCCTCAACCTCTGAAAGACCTTGGTCTGAAGATACACGGAAGTAATTTATGTAATGAAATACATTTACCTACCTCTGCGGAACGAACTGCCGTATGTTGTTTATCATCATTGAACTTGGAGTATTATGAAGATTGGAAAGATACATCTATTGTTAGGGATCTCGTCCGTATGTTGGATAATGTCCTTGAGTTCTTTATCGAAAACGCCCCAGACACCATCGCTCGTGCAAGATACAGTGCCGCAAGGGAACGTTCTATCGGATTGGGAGCAATGGGTTTTCACTCGCTCCTCCAAAAACACGGAGTCGCTTGGGAGTCAGAAACTGCTCGTGACATCAATAAAGTTGTCTTTGAACGTATCCAATCTGAAGCAATTGCAGAAACAGAACTGCTTGCTACGGAGAGAGGTGAGTACCTTGATGGAGTTGACTCTGGAAAACGGAACAGTCATCTTCTTGCCATCGCGCCAAATGCTTCCAGTGGAGTTATCCTGTCTACCTCCCCGTCCATCGAACCCACAAAGGCAAATGCCTATACTCACCGTACTCGCGCAGGTTCCTTCCTAGTAAAGAACCCATACCTAAATCAGTTGTTAGAAGATAAGGGTGAGAACAACGAGTCCAACTGGACTTCTATTATCACCAATAAAGGATCGGTACAACACTTGCCGTTCCTTAACGAAGGTGAGAAGTCTATATATAAAACTGCCCAAGAGTTAGACCAGAGATGGGTAGTGACACACGCGGCAGACCGTCAACCATTTATATGCCAAGGTCAGTCGGTCAACGTATTCTTCCCTAGTGGTGCTGATAAGTCCTATGTAAATCAGGTACATATCAAAGCATGGAAGGAAGGATTAAAAGGATTATACTATCTCCGTACCGAAGCAAAGCAACGTGCCGAGAATGTATCCGAGAAAGTAGAACGTGTAGTTATGCAGGAAGATACTAGATCATTGGTCTATACTAAAGCAAACTGTCCGTACTGCGCACTGGCAATGGAAGAGTTGAAGTTACGCGGAATACCATTTGATAAGATTGATCTTAAAGAAGTAGGTAAGACAGCGGCAGAAGTTACTGGTCGCAAAGACGTAAGAACTGTACCACAGATATACATTGCAGGTAAGTATGTCGGTGGATACGAAGACTTAATGGAACACTTAAACAAACCAATAGAGACAAGCGAAGACGATGAATGTCGCGCTTGCGAAGGATAATCAATGGCATTACTAGACTTTAGTCAAACATATAAACCTTTCCTGTACCCGTGGGCAGTAGAGTTAACAAAGAAGCACGAAGAGATTCACTGGACAGAGGATGAGGCAGATTTATCTGAAGACATCCAAGATTGGAAACTTAAACTTAGCGAAGGTGAGAAGGAATTCATTACTCAGGTACTACGATTGTTCACACAGTCGGACGTACAGGTTGGTGAGAACTACCACGAGTTGATGATCCCTAAGTTCAAGAACAACGAGATACGCAATATGCTATCATCATTTGCTAACCGTGAGGGCGTACACCAACGTGCGTATGCTCTACTGAATGATACCCTTGGTCTACCAGACGAAGAGCATTCGGCATTCATGGAATACACAGAGATGGCAGACAAGATTGACTTTATGAAAGAGGGTGACATTCACTCTCATACAGGACTGGCACTAGTACTCGCACAGTCTGTATTCAATGAAGGTATGTCTCTGTTCGCATCATTTGTTATGCTACTGAACTTCCAACGTTTCGGTAAGATGAAAGGTATGGGTACTATTGTTGAGTGGTCTATCCGTGATGAGACAATGCACGTCCAAGGCAATGCTAAGTTATACCGTGAGTTCTGCGAAGAGCATCCTCGTATCATCAACGACGAGTTGAAGTCTAAGATCTACGAGATGGCAAAGAATGCTGTTAAGTTAGAAGATCGATTCATTCACCTTGCGTATAAGTCTGGTGAGATTGAAGGACTATCCGAAGCAGATGTTAAGCAATACATTCGACACATTGCTGATCGTAGACTACTACAACTTGGTATGAAACCTAAGTTTGGTGTGAAGGACAATCCATTACCGTGGTTGGACTGGGTACTAAATGGCGCGTCACACGATAACTTCTTTGAGAAACGAGTTACTGAATACTCTGTAAATGGTATGGAAGGTGACTGGGGATGGGCAGACGAGGCAGAAGAAGTCTGTGCAATTGGCGACAAAGGATGTGCCGCATGATCTTATACGAAATAGAATGTCCTGTATGCGACATTAAAACTACCGTAGCAGTACACTACGAAGAAGACCGTCCTGCGTGTTGTCCTATGTGTGGACAAGATGACATCGACGCAGATTCCAGTGATGCAGATATTATATATAATGCATGACATGGAAACTACTTAACGAAGAATACAACCCCGATGAAGACGTACTCAAAGAGTACGTTGGATTCGTGTATCTGATTACCGAACTAGATACGAACAAGAAATATGTGGGCAAGAAGTTCTTCTGGTCTACTCGAAAACTACCCCCTCTTAAAGGTGCCAAGCGAAAGCGAACAGTCGTTAAACAATCTGATTGGCAGGACTACTACGGTTCGTCCGAACACCTGAAGGAAGCAGTAGAACAAAAAGGTGTCGAAGCATACCACCGAGAGATCCTACATCTCTGCAAGACCAAAGGCGAATGCTCCTACCTAGAAGCAAAGGAACAGTTTGATCGTGATGTACTATTACGAGATGACTACTACAACGCATTCATTGGTTGTAAGATCCACGCCAAACATCTCCCCAAGTCTCTCCAACCTTTCATAGAAAGACCGCCTACCAGTACTTGGAAGCGTAATACCTTTCCGTAAATAAGAACCGGATAAGTTAAATGAGTCACCGGAAGTACTTGCTTTTATTACAAGAGTAGGGTATAATAGGTACTTAATTAATTGAGAAAGAATATGAATATGAACGAATTATCCGATACAAACTTGAGTCTATACGAATTATCCGATGTAAACTTTGATAACTACCAAGAATATATTATGGACAATGCTGATCAATCTGAGGTCACCATCTGTAATGGAGATACACTCTTGGAGGCGGCAGAGAATTCCTACCTTCTAGAAGAGTTCCTTCAATCCTCCTCGTTTGTGACCGAATAGTTTGAATGAGTCACCGGAAGTACTTGCTTTAATAACAATACTAAGGTATAATACTTGTATTGAATTGATTGAGAGAAATAAATTATGAAGAACTTACCTACTGTCTGCGGTTACTTAGGAGCGATCCTAATGGCAATCTTTGCCTTTCACATGAACCCTGTCATTGCTATAGTAGGTCTGTGTCTGTTGTCTGTTCAGAGTTTCAATGCTCGACTGTGGAACCTAGTAGCACTAAACTTTGTTAGTGTCTGTGGATTCATTACTCAACTGATCTAAGGAAATATATTATGATGAAAGCAAAAGATTTATATGACGCGAAGTGTAAAGCAATCGAGTACTTCAAAGTCCCCAAGAGCAAGACTAACCTTGTTGCGGTGGAACCGGGATACGAAGACGATGGAATCTGTGTAGGGTGGTTCGCATTCTACAACCAAAAGAAAGTCGCAATTATGAGGGAGTACTTAGTATGAGAGCATTACTTGGAGCGTTTTTAATTATGGGTGCCGTTGGTAGTCAAGACTATGCAATCGAAGCAGGAGAGGTTGCTCCGTCTTTGTGGTTGACTGTTGGGTACTGTGTTGCAGGTTTCACCTTAGTGTATTATGGACTAAGAAAGCATATCGTTATAGCAAAATAGTCTAATAATACTGTTGACTTTAAAACAAGTCTAGGGTATAATAGGTACTTAGTTAATCGAGTTGAGAGAGAAAATAGTTATGGCATACATTAGTCAAGAAGAGAAAAAAGAGTTCACTCCTGCGATCAAAGCAGTCCTAAAGAAGTACGGTATGAAAGGTACCCTTGGTATCCGTCATCACTCTACTCTTGTTTGTCGCATCACTAAAGGTGATCTAGATATCATCGGTTGCAACAACAAGACCACTATGAAAAGCACTCGCTTCTACGACAACAACGTCTATGACCTTCGTGGTAAGATGGCGCGTCTTAAAGAGCAGTACATTGACGTTAACCCTTACTGGATCGACGAGAACTATGCCGAAGATCAAAACGTTGTTGCTTTCATTAAAGAACTCAAAGAAGCAATGGAAGGGCCACGTTTCTTCAACGAAGATGATAGCATGACCGATTACTTCCACCGTAGTCACTACACTGATATCATGGTTGGTTCTTATAACAAACCTTACGAGTGTACTACCGAAGGTTATGATATACAAGAAGACCTTGATATGCTTCAGGGACGCATTGATGACCTAGAGCGTGAAGATAAGATGGTCGCATAAATGAAAGGATAAACCTACCGGGCCCTCCCTGAGTAAATACTCGTTGGCACTCGGCATGATGGTTTTCTCCCCCCCTCTTTTCGAAAGTGATTGGGGGGGTTTTTTTACATTTAGCGCAGTTATAAGTAAGTGTACAAACTCTTAAAACCCTATATACTATTAGAAACAGGAATTATTTAATGGCACATTACCGAACTTACGAGGTCTTCGAAGTCTTTGACCTCTTCACCAAAACAACTAATAACGCAGAACGTGTTGCGTTGTTACAAAAACACGACACTCCTGCCTTGCGAGATGTCCTGCGCGGAACCTTCGATGATCGCCTTGTGTGGATCTTGCCTGAAGGTACGCCACCCTATACCCCGAACCGTCCAGAGTCATCTCCGCAAAGTCTCCATAAAGCACATAAAGAATTTGGATACTATGTCAAAGGTGGTTATGGTAATAACATGAACTCCATAAAGAGAGAATCCATGTTTATGCGTATGCTCGAAAGTGTACACCCTTCCGATGCAAATATAATTTTGTCTATGGTCGCTAAGAAAAGACCAGTGAAATACCTCAACAAGAAACTAACTCAGGAGACTTTCCCTAACTTAATACCGTAGAACCTTAAATCCACTTAACCGTAATAGAAAGAGAGGTGTTGATGTCGAAGAACCAAATAGATCGATTGAAGAAGGACAACAAAGAACTAGGTCATTACATTGCTAAACTTCATAAGAAGGGCAAAACAGACTTAGCATATAAGATGTCCAAGAAGCAAGACTTTTTAAATCAAACTATTGCAGATACTCTGCAAATGACTCAATAGGAAGGTGATCCATATCTCTTCACTCCCCCTCACAAGGGGGGTGTCGTATGGACAGTTAGGACAAATATTATGCCATTATATGACTTTAGAAACATAGATACCGATGAGATTACCGAAGCAGTAGTATCCATTGCAAACTATGATCAATACCTCATCGATAACCCCCATCTAGTAAGGACGTTCACCAAGGCACCTAGTCTGGTGTCAGGTAGTAAGTCTGCTCTGAGTATGGCGGGGTCGGGACACCGTGAACTATTACAACGAATCAAAGACGGTTCGGGAGAAGGGAATACTATTAAGACATGAAACCAAAACTCGCGCATAAACCTAAGTTGCTACGCATAGATGATCTACTTACCGTAGATCCAATGACAACAGGACAGGAAGAAGTATTTAAAGGATACAAGTCTGGAGATCACATTGTGATGTCTGGTAGCGCAGGAACAGGCAAGACGTTCACTGCTCTTTATCTGGCACTCGAAGAAGTGTTGAATAAAAGCAACCAATATTCACAGGTTGTTGTGTGTAGGTCAATCGTACCTACGCGAGAGATCGGATTCCTTCCGGGAACATTGGAAGAGAAGATGGATGCGTACACCGCACCATACAAAACAATTTGTGCTGAGTTGTTTGATGACAGCGAAGCATACTCTAAACTTAACGAGAATGGAAGTATAGAGTTTATTAGTACATCTCACATCCGTGGTACCACTATCAATGATGCGGTAATCGTGGTAGATGAGATGCAGAACTTGACATTCCACGAATTAGATAGTATAATAACTCGTGTGGGTCAGAACTGTAAGATCATATTCTGTGGAGACTACTACCAGTCTGACTTCGTTAAAGACGGAGACAAGAATGGTATCATCCGTTTCATGGATATCCTTGAAATGATGAAAGGTTTCACAGTAGTAGAATTTACTTGGAAAGATATTGTACGTTCGGACTTCGTTCGTGACTATATAATGACTAAGGAAATGATGGGCGATAAAGATAACGCTCGTAGACCAAACGGCAAGAAATTTCTCAGGGAGTAAATGATGCCAACTAAATTTAAAGAGAGTAGTGTGATTCGTGCGAAGGGTTCTGGTAAAGCAACAGTTCAACACTTCTACATGAAGGATACACCGACTAAAGTATTAGAAGAAGCACTGGAACGCGCAATACCTAAGATGAAGCAGAAGATCAACAATGAGTTGGTCAAGCGGAGTAATGCGTAATGCAATACCCTGCCTACGATCCTGATGGTAACATTATTCGTAATGCTATTTATAGCGAGGAACTGATAAAGAGACGTTATAACTCTTGGCACTCCTACGAGGAAGATCTTCTTAATCTGGGTTGGTGCGCACATGAGAAGATGGCAGAGGTAATGAATACCCTACCAGATATTGAACTACGAACAGACAAAGCAGACTTAGCGTGTGGTACTGGACTTCTCGCCAAAGCATGGCGAAGAGGAGACATGGTTGGATACGATCTTAGTTCTAGGATGGTAGAATTATCAAGAGCAAGCGGAAGATATTCTCGTGTGTCCGAACTTAATATCAATAGAACACCTCTACCAAAGAAGTACGACTTGATCACCGCGTGTGGTCTATTCGGAGTAGATATGGCAACTGCTATATGTTTACCTAATATAGCGGCAAGTCTTAAAGACGATGGTATTCTTCTAACGACAATGCCACAACACCAAGGATACCACGACGAAGCAGGTTGGCAATTCCAAACATCTTTTGAACTAATAGACGAAACCGAAGAGTTCCAATCGTGGTTAGGCGAGAATAGCGGAACACCTAAATACCATAAGATACTAACATGGAGAAAAGTAAATGAGCAGTAAACAGAGACAAGAGATTTTCGAAACCCTAAAGATAGACGAAGGAGTCAAGTATGAAATCTATGCCGATCACCTCGGTTACCCTACTTTCGGAGTCGGCCATCTCGTACTCGAATCGGATGCGGAAAGTGGAATGGAACTCGGAACACCTATTAGCGAAGAACGTGTTGCACAATGTTTCGACGCAGACCTTAACCTATCCATCGCAGAATGTGTTGCTCTATACGGAGATGGGTTCAATGACTTCCCGGATGCCGCACAGCAAGTACTGGTTAATATGATGTTCAATATGGGACGCACACGTCTTGGTAAGTTCAAGAACTTCCGTGCCGCATTAGAAGACCATGACTGGAAACGTGCAGGTGTCGAAGGACGAGATAGTCTGTGGTATAAGCAAGTAACAAACCGTGCCGAACGATTAATGGTACGATTAGAATCAATCTAAAGGACACCCAATCATGGCAAAGTACACACGCCACGATGATAGTAATAAGAAACGTGATAAACATAAGAAGTTGTACCAATCAGGTGCAACTAAATTAAGGATCAAGGACGTAGACACTGAGCGTCCTAGATCCAAGAAACTATTGATGAGATAATATGAAGAACGCGATATTCCAGTACATGGTAGTTAATGATAAAGTTGATGAACGTGGGATGATCAAGGACAGGAAGAGAGGTGAACTGTATCTAGAAGTTGCAGAACATTCTCGGAGATCTTTCGAACAGTATGCCTTAACCATAGGTGCCGATCATCACTATGCTGATACACTGGAGTTCGTTAAATCAGATGACAGTACTGCATTGTTGTTTGAGTGTTTGCGCGTAATCTATGACCCTATGTTCGACCAGTACGACAAGGTATTGTTTGCTGATACTGATATCATGGTCAACACAAACGAGGACATCTTTGATCTCTGCGAAGAGGGAGAAGTCTTTGGTGTCCTAGAGAGTGACTATGTAACCTCTACTGGGGGTGGATATAACTCTTGGGACTATAAGAAGCAGAACTTTGCAGACTTCTCTGCCAAGTATCAATATCACGACATTCCTGTTGTGCCAGTATTCGCACCAAACAAACCATCCAAGATCACCATCCTTAATACAGGCATGGTCATATGGACTAAGGAAGCACGTCTTCGTGCGCGTGAGTTATTCATGGACTGGGAAGAATGGTTCTTCGCACCAGAGGAAGCACAGTACCATATGTCTATTATGAACGACCAACCTTACATCTCAGGTCAGTTGATGCAACATGACTTTGATCTAGTAACCATTCCCCAGACGTGGAACGACTCCCCACACTATGTCACAGAGAAAGTATTCTTTGAGACTGCCAAGATGTGTCACTACACAGGT